AGAGGAAAGCACCGAAGCGACGCCTGAAAACGAAAAAGGCCCACCTTTCGGTGAGCCTAAGTCGTTGTGTCTATGGTGCCGGCACCAGGAGTCGAACCCGGGACCTACTGATTACAAGTCCGCAATGGTGAGTAGGCTCGCCGGGCAAAACGTCTTAAAGCTAGAGTTTTCAAAGATATATAGCGATATGCGCAGGCCATTTAGGTATTGGGTGTGGACGTTATGTGGACGGTCCGCTTGCGCTCTATTTTCACAACACTGCAAAACCTTTCACAGCGTGCAATTGGCGCTCACCCGCTAAGGCCCGCGTGGCCGCTGGGCTGCGCCTGTCCTTTCACCACCCACTCGGTTTGCATTAAAAACACACGCAAAGCCCGTCGGCGGGAGGGGGATAAGTGCGTTTTCGCCTCGGATTTTTTCTCCGGACGGATTTTTTCCGGATGATAGAGTTCATCCCGCCCACGTTCGGGCAATGGAGAAAGGAGAGATTCAATGAGCGAGAAAGGAACGCTGCGGATCAGCTACAAGCAAAGCGGGAAGGCGGAGGAGTTGGAGCTGCAGGCGCCGCTCGATGCAGATGAAGCAACTGTGTTGCTTCACGTGCTTAGCCGGTGCAATAGATCACAGCGACTATTGAATGATGTTGAGTGGGGTGCAGCTGGAGTCAACAAGCTGAGGCCTCAGCTTGAGGCGCTGGGTATATCCGACGTCACGTGGGAATACGTGTAATCCAGAAAGACAAAGGGCGCCTTTCGGCGCCCTACTCACAAACAGGCTGGCTTGTCATCGCCGTCCGCCTGTCTGGCTCTGTGATTGCTGGTTTCCCAGGATCCTCAGAGTCTCACAAGCCCCTTTCGGGTACAGCGTTAGTATTACGCAACGACACCGTTTGCGCAAACGCATGGCGATATGTGGCGGCAATATCAAATATCGCGCAGGCCAAGCCCAGCAAGCACCGCACTTCGAACGGCCGCAAAATGCTCTGGACGCATCTTGAAGGTTTGATAGCTTCTGCCGCCGTGCCGGTCCCTCGTTTTGCACTGATCAAGCCTGGCAAGGCTCACCGTGTAAACCATGTCGCACTTCGCCCAGCAGACCGCGCTTGGCCCCGGCAGGTAGCACGGCAACTCAACGTGATGGTCTGTCAGGATCTCTGGCGCAGTTGTGCTAAGCGGGACGACGGTCACCAGCTTGCTGTTGTGCCTGTGGCGGCGGAGAACGACGACGGGGCGAGCCTTGATCATCTCCGGCTCGACGAAGCCTTCGAAGTTGCAGATTAGGACGGAGCCTTCCTTGGGTTGGTATTTGAGGGGCATCAGATGCTCGGTGTCGATGATGGCGAGCGGCTATCTTACCTTGCGCGCGCTCAAACACCTGATGCTAGGCCGTAATCGGCTTCAGCTTCCCAGCCAACGTCGCAGCGGTTCCAGCCTTGGCGTTGAACCCACTCGCATCACCCGGGCTTGGCGTCGGCCCTGGTACGTGGGTGTGGCCGGCCAGCTGGGTGTTCATCGCTTCCACCAGGTCGAGCAGATCGCACAGCACCTGGAGCACGTTCACGCCCTCGGAGCCGAGCCAAGTCTGTGGCGCCACGCTGCGGCGGATGCCCTGAATCCTTTCCTGCATGTCGCCGCCGATCGTGGCGTTGAGCTTCTGGCCCACCACCAGGTTGAGGTCGCGGCCGGTGGCCTGGTGCAGGTCGTCCACTGCGGCGAGGCTTGCGGATCCGCCGGATAGCAGCTTGAGTGCGCCCAGGGCTTCGACTTTCTTGATGCCGCCGACTGTTTCGGTGGAGTGGTCGTCCACCTCCACCGTGTGGTTCTGGTAGCGCTCGGTGTTGTCCAGGGCTTCCACCTGGCGCTCCACAGCCTTGTCCTGGATCTTCCCGTCCGTCTGGCGCAGCCAGTTGCCGTCGGCGTCTACACGCTGCTGGCAAGCCTCGCTGTGCTGCCACACCTGGTCGCCCTTGGGCACGCGCGGCAGGCTCAGCCCATGCGGCAGCACGGTCTGAATGAATGGCTTGTGGGGCAGGCCATAGGCGAAGCACACCACCACGGTGGTGCCTTCCTCGGGGAAACCGAAGAAGCCGGCTTCTTGCCCGCCGTTGGGTACCGGCAGCGGCAGGCTGGAAAGAATCGGCAGATCCGGATCGGGTTCGCCGTCGGGCAGCAGCACTTCCACGTCCACGGCGAAGCGCGGGCGGAAGTCGTCGCACAGGCCGGGCGCCGTTGGCGCATCCGGTACCGCCACCACACGACCGAAGCGGGGCAGGTGATAGCCGCCGGTCAGCTCGGGGAATTGCCGCTCTACGCTGCGGCGGATTGCGTCGTCCATCGGATGGCCATCTTGTTGTCGGCAAGCGTCACGCTGGTGATGCGCTCGCCCTGGTTGATCGTTGCACCGGGACGCAGCCCGGGCAGGGCCGCGATCATGGCGCTCTGGTTGCCCTGGTAGCCGTCGAACAGCTCGACCGGCAACTGCAGCGGTGCTCGAGCACCGAAGAAGCTGTCCGCCCAGCTACCGGCGAACAGCTCGCCATCGCCTTGCTGCTGCCAGAGGAAGTCGGGGATGTTGAACACGCGGGCCAGGCTGTCCATGGCCTGGTAGCCAGCGGCGAGGCTGTAGAAGAAGGGCGTCTTCACCTTTGCATAGGGCCGGTCTGGCACACGAAAGCGCAGCCCGGTTTTCTCGCTGACGACGCTGAGCACCGCCGTCAGGTCGACGTGGCGCAAGTTCATCGGCATCGGCTTGGCCAGGATTGCAGCCAGCTCACGGCACAGCAGCACCTGCTGAACGCTGTTGGCTGCGGTGCAGCGCTCCACGTAGCCGATGAAGTGGCGCTGCAGGGTGGCCTCGTTGTAGCCGATGTCGAGCGTCACCAGGCCCTTCACCGGCGCGTCGGCCGGGATGGTGAACGAGGCTCGGCCGGGGCTCTTCAGCTCCAGTCGCACCTCATCCTTGACCAGTGGGTAGACGGTGCCGTCGATGGTCAGCACCTTGTGCAGTTTCATGCTCATCAGGCCAGCCAGTTATCCAGTTTTTTCAGGGTGGCTTCGAAACCGGTCAGCTCTTGCGCTGGCTCGCCGGATTCATCCGCAGCGGCGACGGCCTGCCCAGGTGCGGACTGGCTGGTGACGCCATTGGCCGGGCGGCGTTTCTCGACGCGCTCGGGATTGGAAAGCTTCTCCACCAGGGTGAACTGCACGCGCCACGCGGCCAGCGAGTCGTCTTCACGGGCGCTGACGCCATCGGAGAACTGCACCTGGCGCACGCCGAAGGCGGCGGCGGTGTCGTTGACGATGCGGTACGTCTTCAGCTGCCCGCCGCCCTCGGTGGCTTCGGCCAGACGCATCAGGTTGCGCAGCTGTGCCTGGTTGACGAAGGGGATCAGCAGCGAGACGGTCAGCGTCTTCGGCTTGAAGCCCTTGTGCGCCGCCGTGCTGTTGCTCGTCTGGCCGGACAGGTCGTCGCTTTCGATGCGCAGGTTGGCCGTGACCTTCAGGCCCTTGCCCTGCACCTTTTCACCGTCGAGCAGCAGCGTCATAGCCCCACCAGTTCCCGTACAAAGCTCAGCCCATCCAGCGAGCCCACCAGCAGCAGGCCCGCGCTTAAAACCCATTCATGGCCCGGGGCATCGCCCTCGAGCAGCTGCCGGCGCAGCTCGTTGGCATCGCCGGGGCCGATCAGCCTGGCGCGCATGCTGGTGTCGGCGCTGCCGTTCGCTAGCATCGCCTTCAGATCCGCCAGCTGCTGGTCGCGGCCTTGCTGCTGGTTGGCCTTTCGGCTGGCCAGTGCAGCGAGATCCGCCATGGGCGAGCTGTCGGCGGCGTAGCTCTCCAGCACCGCCAGTTGGCCGGCAATGGATTGCTTCGACGCCTTGGTCACCATGCAACGTTCCAGAGGCAGCGCGCCCCAGCGGGGCAGGGGGCCGGCGCTGGGCATCTCCCACTTTTCCGCCTCGAGGCGCGACAGGTGACGGGCACGACGCTCGGCACGCACCAGGTCCGGTACCGGCAGCAGCGCATTGAAGCGCGCCAGGGTGTCGGCCAGCTGGTCGAAGCGGGTGGAGAGGAATAGCAAGGAAAGGGCGTACTGCGGCCCGCTGGGCTTGCCCTGGTCGGATGGGTCCACCAGCTTGCCGGCGAGCTGCTGCAGCAGGTTCGGCGCCGACAGGAAGCGCTGGTTGCCACGCCCCTGGCCGATGCCGCTCTGGAATGGCGTCACCGCCAGGCAGGCCGGCACCTCTCCCAGCTGGCTGCCCAGGGCGGCGCGCCCGGTTGCGATCGCGCCGGCGGCAGCACCGCCGACCGGTCCGGGGTTGGTGGTGGCCAGCCCGTCAAGTCCGGCGAGCCGCTGCGCAGTGCTGGCCAGCTCACCGCCGGCCAGATCCTTGGCTACGTCCAGCTCCGTCATCCACTGGGTGGCTTGCTCGGGCCAACGCATGGTCACCGGTGCCCAACTCACGGCTGCGGCGCCTCCCAGCTGATCGCCTCAAGGGCGGCCAGGTCGCCAGCCTCAAGGGCGGCGTCCAGCTGCTTTTTCAGCTCGTTGGCGCGCTGCAGAAGCTGCAGCTTGTACAAGGTGAAGTCGTCGCCGACCTGGCGTAGCTGTTCGGCGGTGTGCAGGCGGAATTCTTTCATTCCCTGCTCGTCGCGGCAGGCGTATGGCATGTCGAGGCCGCGCAGCACCGCGCCGGTTAGGTTCAGCTGGTCGTCTAGCTGGCTGGTGTAAAAGTGCGGCGAGCCTAAGGCTGTGGAGGCGAAGCCGGCGGTGATGGCGGCTTCGCAGGTGCGATTAATGGCTGCGGTTTGGCGCGCATGGGTGGTTTTATATTGTTGGCTTTGTGTGGGTTGTGGCTGGTCTATCAGGATCGGCAATCCATCAGATGTATGGCTACGGATCTTGCCGACTTCAGGATTGCCTATTACGGCTGTATATAAATCCAAGCTGATTGGCACCGCGTCGCTTGGCATGTTTTTGCCGTGAACGGACGTCAAATAGGTGCAGCCTGTGGACATACTGTAAAACATGGCACCTCCTTAGCTACCGATAGCCCAGATGGTCGGAAATATCGTTCCGTTAACAGTGTTGGTGTACTGAGCTCTGACCACGCAGCCGTTCATGCTCTTGCTGATCAGCTCAAATCTACCGTCGTTTGAGTAGGAACTCGCAGGTTGATTTGTAGAGACCAGCACTGACCTGCAGTTAGACGGGAAGGCAATTGGCCATGGAACCGCTTGTTCTGATTCTGCTGAGGCAGGTACGCCATTAACCCACTGTAAGATCCAGCTACCAAGCCATGTCGGAGCTACTATGTATCCATTCTCGCCCAGACTAATGGCAAACCCCCAGCGCAGCGTTTTGGGGCTTATAAATGCGGAATTGCTAATGCCCTCTAAGACTTCGTACTTAGTAGCGACTTCTGAAATTCCAGCAGTTGTTTCGCTGGCTAGCGGCACTTGAGTATTTATTTGTATATCTGTGGAGCCGTCAAAAAGCGCTTCCCCCGTCACGGGACCGGTAAGTTCAACTCTACGGGAGGTGGCCAGCGTCTCCGCCTTCCCAACGACAGTGATGCCCGAAACGATATTGGCGATAGCGGTCCAGATGACTGCCGTTGCCGCTTTAACTGCCTTGGTGGTCGCCAGAATCAAGCTGCTGTCGGTGTTCTCGTCGTCGCTCTTGGCGTTGGGCAGGTTGCCCAGACCCACATCTTCTTTGGTGGTCGCTCTGGCACGCAGACCGGCGTAGTCGCCCTCGCGGGCGGCGAAGTGCGCCACCAGCGGCCCGGCGATATTCTCCACCGGGCGGCTGTCGGTGATGGTGTTGCTGTTCGGTAGATCCGCGATGGCCACGCAGTAGTGCTGTACGCCGGCGCTGTCCACGTAATCGACCTTTCCAGGGCCCCAAACCACGCTCCAGGTTGCCACCACGTCGTTCAGCTCGCGCTGCAGGGCAACGTCGAGCCAGGCGGTGGTGGGGAGCGCCGGCGGTACCACCGGCAGTGCCAGAGCTTGCTGCAGGCGTACG